ATTTTAGTGTATTCTGTAATCACAGGTTGCAGAAATGCAAAAATGAAAATTGAATAGTAATTATTTTACCTACAAACGCGAGCCGCGGATTCATTCCAGCGACCAAAGAAACCCAAATAAAAATTGGGTTGAACAATGCAGTTTGTAGGTATTTTTTTTATTTTAAAATTTAAAAGTTGGGAGGTGTACAGAATTGGAGAAATTAGCAGGAGCAGAGCCAAGCTCATTAGAATCAATCAAAAATGACTTTGAGGAGTATTTAAAAGAGTTCTGCACTGAAAACAATATTAAAGACCAGTACGACATCTATCCGGCTATGTGGAATGCAGCACTTACATATATTTGCCAAAATACTTTTAAGGCTAATCCAAGTATTTTAGCAATGCCTAAAAATATAAATAATGCTTATAACTTAGAAGCTGTAGATTATATATTAGATATATATGCCTACGAGTGTTTTATACATAATCAAGAGATAAGTGTAGTTGGTTTTCATTTGTTTTCAGGTATGTCCTTAGATACTATATATAGTCTAAATAATAGCAATAAAAGATGTGTTGTATATAAGGATTTACAGGGGAATGTTATTAGTAATTTAACTGCAAGCAGGCTAAAAGAGGGGGAATATGTAAAAGAGCTAAGCACAAAAGGGACTGACATTTTTAAAAAATTGAAATTATTTTCTGAGGAAAGTTTGACAGCTCTGATGAAAGACAGGCGCAACAATCCAATGAAGTACTTGCCTATACTGAATAGGCGCTTCGGTTGGAATCTGCCAGGAGTAAGCCGGGAAACGTTCGGAAAGACAGCATTGACAGCGGCGGACCTCCCAAAATTGGGAACGGAATTGGACGAAAACGGCGCACAACTTCCACGGTTAGAAGCGTGCGAAACGTTAAACAATTCAGACACAATTTAAAAGTGCCGTATTTACTGGTGTTCAAGCTATTTCGATATGCTTAGAACTTCGCTAAACATGAGTTTAGCGAAATGTACAAAACAAATAGTCAGAAACGGCAAACAAAATAGCAAATAATCAGATAATTAAATAACAGCAGATAATCGCCTGCAATGGTGATTCTGTTAGGGGGTGGGGGTTAAATAAAAACAGCCACCCAGCCCGACTAAGTACCAAAAATAATCTCAAAAACAAAAAGAGGTGTATCAATGACATTAAACGAGTATCAGGCAGAAGCAATGCGTACAGCAAGTAGAACAGCCACAGCACACGAAGATAATCTTTTGCTTAATGGAGTGATGGGCTTAAATGGCGAAGCTGGAGAAGTGATTGACATGGTAAAGAAAATGCTTTTTCAAGGTCATACGCTTGATAAAGACCACATGGCAAAAGAACTGGGCGATTGCCTTTGGTATTTAGCCGTAGCCGCAAAAGGCATTGGATATGACTTAGATACCATTGCTGAAATGAACAAAGCAAAGCTTAGAAATCGTTACCCGAACGGTTTTGAATCCGAAAGGTCGTTACATTGGGATAGCAAAGACATTTAAAGCAAAACAAACACCTTGTCAAACAATGCTGTAAGAATGGCTACAAAGGATAGTACAATGAGGTGTGCGGGAAATAGAGTTGGGAATACCCGCAAAACAATGCCCTATAGCCAAGCGGTAAGGCACGGGATTTTGATTCCTGTATCACCGGTTCAAATCCGGTTAGGGTAGCTGGGCTTTTGATAGCCCTTTTGTCCCATTCTTTGGTACCCCCTTATCTCCCGTTAGCGGAAAGCTGATTAAAGGATCGCCACAAGGTCCGGCGGGATTTACAAACATGATTACCCCGGCGCAGATAGGCTTTTCAACCTTGCCGGGATACACTGAATTGAGTTAAAACTTTTCGGGATACTGGAAAGTGTAGGCTTTTTGCTTGAAGCAATTTAAGCAAAGAAGACAGCAAAGCTGTCAACAAAGTGGTGCAGTATATCATCATAAGGACGTCAAAAGTAGAATCCTTGTGGCTGACGAATAATAAACGCTTGCGGTGCAAGAATAACCTGTTTGTGTTCGTGGTGTGAAAGACTACAAACAAAACAGGAATTTCATTAAGTCGGCTTGCCTTGAATCCGGGAAACCGGAGTATAACACAAGAAATTCGTTAAAGTAGCGGTATGGCAAAACAAAATTTTTTTGCAAATCAAAAAAACTTCCGAAGAACCGTGAAATTTGCAGGTTAAATTCGCTCCCTGTCCGTGCTTGACAGCGGTAAGAAGCCAAGGGTCGCACCCGGAAGCTCGGACTTATCGTCACGGTGACTGAATGTGACTGCGGGTATGATGAATAAAGAGAAGTCTTAATCATGTTTGTTTTTTGGAAAAGCGGCAACGATTGGCGGTGTTGCGGCAGACTGTAAATCTGTTCCCATGTGGTAAACATTGGCGGTTCGATTCCGCCCTTTTCCATTTTTTTAAAAAAATTAAAAATAAAAAAGAGGTGCAGTATGGCAAAAGGTGTTCATGCAGTAGATAAGGACAAGTTTATTGAAGCCTATAATAAATGGGCAAGCGGCGAGGTAACGATAACAAAAGCAACGGAAATAGCCGGCATGAGTTATCCGACATTTCACAAATACGTAGGCATATTAATTACAGGTGGGAAATTTCCTGACGGGCTATTTAAGGACTAGGAGAGTGTGCATGAGAGTAGAGATTAAAGGCAATGTATATGGAATGTCACGCAAAGAGTACAAGCAGTTCCTTAAAATAGCAAGTAAAGCTATACCATGCGGCATTTATGCGGCTGAAAAGGGAAGCACTGCTATTATGCTGAATGAAAAATACGGCAGCATTGAAGATTTGAGAAAATCCGTGTCTGAATATAAATTAAAAGGATTCAAGGTGTATTACAATGACAAAAACAACGATAAAAAAAATTCTTAAAACTCTTAATAAAACACTTGATGTGTTTATGTTGACATTAATTCTTTCGGTTTTAATAGCTGGTCTTAGAATTATTTTAGAACTTTTATTTGGTGTAAAAATGGCAGCAATCGCTGTGTTTGCTTTAATGTTTGTTTGCATTTTTGTATTAAACTTTTTGAAAGGGTGACTTTTTATGTTAATAGTTGCATTGCAAGACGATATAGACAATTTATATGTTATCTGGAATACAGTTACAGACAGATTCTTAGGCGTTAATCTTGGAAAATATGAAGCTGTCGGAATTATTATGGACTACAAGGGAGATTACACCTTTGAAGAAACATTAGACAGAGTGGAACACCCACAACCATTTAAAGATATTGCCAAGTGCTTATGCGAAGAGCTTAATCGTGACGATAACAAAGTTGAAAATGCAATCCAATACTTAAAAGATGTATCGTGGAAAATAGGAACTACTGGAGTTGAGTATCTTTCAGAGAGAGACGGACAAAAAATGAGGGAGTACATAAATGTACTTGAAAACAGAATTGATGAATTAGAACAATGATTGCTGATTACCAGCGGAAAGGAATTATTATGAAAAAGAAAATTTTAGCAGTTGTATTAGGCTTGACATTGTGCTTAGGAATGACCGGATGTGCGTCATGGGACAGAGCGGTAACAGATATGAAAAGTGATGTAAATGGCGGTATGCAAAGAACAATTACTGTATACACGGCAGATGGTAAAGAACTTGCAACATATAAAGGCAAAATTGATATTGGTGCATACGATGGTGGATACGTTAAGTTTGATTTTAACGGCAAGAGATATATCTACTACAATTGTTTTGTAGAAAGCATTGCAGATATTGATTAAGTGATATTACCGACTACAGATTGATTGTAGTCGCTAACCAACAAAAATTATTGGCAGAGGTCTGAAAGTGCCTTTGCTTTTTTGGAAAGTAGAGGTGCTTTTCTTTGGCAAGTTCAAGCCTTATTTCAGTAGTAAGTCAGTATGAAAAATATATTGAAAGTAATGGTGTTAATGAATCGGTAGTAAACGCATACATAGAAGCCGCCCAAGTTGCACTACAAACAGAAAAAGACGTTGAATATGGATTGAAAATTTCGGCAAGGGCAAAACAGTTGGCGGAAAAATTCATTTTTGATTCCACAGGCGGCACGGCATGGGATTTAGAGAAGTTTGCATTTAAAAATAAAGTCCAGTACGACATACTGGATAAATATTATAGCGTATTGCTTGCGGAAGCACAAAACAAAATCGTTGACAGCGGCTTTATGTACCTTGAAAAGAAGCGAGAACCAAAAGAGCGGTTTTATATGCCACGGCGCAAACAATTTCTTAAAATAGGGCTCACACAGGCTTTGCAAGGCATGATTGACGATAAG